GTCAGCAGCAGTCGCTAAGTAAAAGTCTGATTTTACATAGTTAGTACCGCCTTTATTCTCCAAGGAACCCATGCCCCTTGACGAAACTCCTAGTTGTGCGCCTTCGTCTATCAAAGACTTCACAATCTTACCATAAGGTGTATCAGTCACTTTTGCTTCGCCAACATAGTTGCCTTTGCCGTCGCCTTCTAATGATGTAATTATGTGTGATACTCTCTCTAAGTTTACAGTTGGTCCGTCAGGATGTCCTAACTCACCAAATGCTCTCTTTTTATTGATAAATTCTTTTCTATATCTGTTTACTTCGTTTTCTAAAACTTCTTGTGGATAAACACGACCATTACGGTTCTTAATATTCGCCTGCATGAATATCCCCTTGATTTTGTGTGACTTTTTGCCGTTTTCGTCTGCTTCTGCAATCAACTGAACGTCAGTAAGTTCCTCTGTAATTAGTTTCATATGTTTATTCCTTTAGTCCTATTTATGTTATCGCACCTCTAAAATGATAGAATAACTGTCTCCATTCACAAAATTATGCGTAGAAAACAGAATATCACCTGTAGGTGTCCCTGCATTGTTAGCTATTTGTATTGCCGGCGTCTGTAAGTCTATCGTGCCTTGACCAGATAAAAACAGCGCCGTTGCGTTAGTAGTTCCTTCAAATAGGATTTCTACGGACCCTTTTGGGTCCGTAGTGTTTACACTATAAATCACTCTAGCAATTTTAGTAGAAGTTGATAAGTGATTTAAGTTTGCACTTGTCATCTTCTCTACTAAACTCTCTCCTGTACCATCAGATTTGTTCGTAAACTTCATTACAGTTTTAGAACCTGCAACGTCTGTTATAGTTTGTGTTGATACTGTATCAGCCATTATCTAGTCTGTCCTGAGGCAGTATAACCTTTTGCTTTGGTTACTTCAATTATTATTGTACCAGTAGCAGCACTAGCGTTGGTAATTAAAATATCACCTGTTACGCCTGAACTTTCTGGATTTGTTATCAATGGTTGTTTACCATGAAACCCATACTCGCCACTACCATGTATTGATATAGCATGGTCGTTTGAACTTGCGTCAAATAATAATGATATATCACTTGTTGCTGCCGTTGTATTCCATTTAATACTTCTTATGTGTAGTGTTGGGTTAGACGAGTGACCTCTTAATGCACTTGCGTCCACACATACTACATTTGAGTTAGTAGCATTGTTAATCTCAAACATTCTTACTGTTCTCGTTTCACTATCTACTAAATTTCTTGCGTTTACTATTGCCATTTTTACTCTCCTTTATATGGTTATGCCTGTTTCTTTTTTGAAATAAGCAACAATATCTTTTTGTTGTACTTTGTATTTTTTAGTAACATCTTTCATAACTTTACTAAAATTCATTAACACTTTACCAGGTGTTTTTTCCATCTGAGCATATACATCATCTACCGCCTCTTTTGCTTTTGGCGCTAGTTTTTTATAGACTGGTGACCTTCTATGGTCTGTTTTTTCAGTCGTCAATTTCCGTAGATTGCTCAGCGTTATCATTCGTTTCTGGTTCCTTTGCCATGATTGTTGACGCAACGTCTTTACGCTTGTCATCTAATTCAGTTCCTACTTTATCTGATAAAGCAGACTTAAATGCTTTCTCAGCACTTAACTTATCGCCTTTTTCCAAAGCGTCAATCATATCTCTTGTTGGGTTAGAATTGTCCATCATCTTCTCCTTCTGGTGGCGCTTCCGCCTCCTTTTCTTTTTCTATTTTTGTTTGTTCTTCATCAATGTCAATGTCAGTCATTTTCAAAATGTTCTTCATTGCCCACTCTTTAGAATAAATGTTACCTATCATTTCACTATCTTTCAAGTTACGATAAATTTCCATTCTTTCTTTAAACATTTCTGCTTCTTTTATTTCAGCATAGTAACCGTCATTTACATAGTTGTATCTGATTGTTCTTGCTAAACTGTTTTCCCAATCTTCTATTGTAACAATACCTTTTAGTATTAATTGTGTTTTCAATAAATCATGGAATAAAGAATTAAATCTTGTTCTTAGTCTATCAACAAATTTACTAAACTTTAATTCGTCTCTATTAATCTCAGTCGCTCTACCCATATTGAAACTACCTTCAGCTTCTAATCTGGATACAGGAACATTTAATGACTTGTAAAGTTTCTTTTGAAAGTATTTGATATCTTCTACTTCACCTAAGTTAGAACCACCTGGTAGTGTAGTAATTTCTGTACCTCTACCACCTTCTCGTCTTGGTAACCAGAAGTCTTCTAACATAGACATGTATTGTCTATCGTCTCTTATTTCACCTGTACTTGCGTCATAGACAAGTTTGTTTCTATATCTGTTCATTACATCTTTTAGGTATTGCTCTGCTTTTGCTTTTGGTAAGTTACCTACATCAATGTAAAATATTCTTCTTTCAGGCGCTCTGGATATTCTGTATATAACAATACTATCTTCAATCATTCTTAATTGATTGACAGGTTTAATCGCCTTATGTAAATGTGATAGTATCATGTTTCTTTGTTGGTCAATCATTCCTGACGGACAGAAAGCAATACTATCTTTACTAATTGCTAAACCTTGTGTTGAACTTGCTCCCGGTTGTACACCTTTCTCATTGTAAATATAAAATTCTTCAAAATCTACAACTGGTGGTGCGTTTTGGTCTTTAGGTCTAAAAGTTTGTGCGCCCTCAGTCTTCTTAGGTTTACGAACTTTCTTAATTTTTCTAGGATCAATATATCTTAATTCAGTAATACCTGCTTTTATATTTTTAGGGTCTATTATCTTATGATATACTATTCTGCCATCAACATACCATCTACGAAATATGTCATGTCCTTTTTGCTCAAATTCCAATAACGAAAGAATATTATTAAATTCTTCTTCTATCTTTTTTTTGATTGATGTACCAAAAGGTACTGTATGCATGTTTAATCTGATTGTTTCTCTATTGTCATCAATTACTATACCTTCATTGATAACATCTTCAATCGCTTGGTCACACTCAGGTTGCATAGCAACCTCTCTATACCTTCTAATTAAATCTGCTTCGTTGTTTACTTTTCCTTCAATATCTAAGTAAGTACCATAATGTCCACCACCCATAATTGTTTGAACGCCATCATCTGCTGTTGGCGCTGTAAACGATTGACTAGTGTTCTTGGTGCTTGCTCTTTTGATTTCAAAGCCAAAAAATTCTGCCACTACATTCTCCTTTTCATTATCTTTTATTTCTATTTATAGCGGCCCGGAGACCGCTATAAATTCACAACATTACGTTGTAGTGTTACTTTCCCAGTATTGGTATCTCCATGTACATTCAAAAGTCTCTAACGCACTTACTGGATCATAGTTTAAATCAACTGTACCTATTGTTAAAGGAAATAATCCTCTAAATGTGTACGATTTGATTGTATTACCATTTCTATCTAAGTGGTCAATAAATGCGTCCACTTGATAGTCAGTAGGGTTGTTTAAACCTTCGTTGTCACTATGGTTGTTAATACCATTTGACCATCTTTCAATAGCATTTCTGATATCAAAAGAAGTATCGTTGATAATAGTTGTACTCCAAGTTTGGAATGTTCTATCACCAGCCATATGTATTGGTCTACCTCTAAAGTTTACAGTTAATTCTCCTAACTCAGAACTTGGAAGCTGAGTTGCTGAACATAAGAACGACATGTTCTCAGTTTCGCCACCCACAGAAGCAAAACCAGGGAAAGGCATTGTAACCTTAAACTGATTTTGTCTTGCTCCGCCGCCTTTTAGTTTGGAGATAAAGTCTGATACGTTTGCCATTTTTTATTTCCTCTCTATTATGCGCCTGCTACTTCAGAAAAGGCAACGCCTGTTCTTGTAGCAACGAAGTTAAGTTTAATGAAGTTAATAGAACGATTTGGTTTGACAAATATGTCTGCAACAAATTCGTTTCTATCTATAACTGCACTTACATTGTTTGTTTCATCACACACTACTTTAAAGTCTGTGATACCACGTCTACCTTGTACGTCTCTAAGGAACGGTTCTATCAAGTTTCTGAAATTCGCTCTTGTAAATTCATCATTGAACTCAAAGAGTTGGAATTTAGCAGCAGTTGATATTGCCTTTTCCATAGTTATGAACAATCTTCTAACATTTATTCTGTCAAAAGCACTAGGTTTCGCTTGAGCTGTCTTATCACCAAACAATACAGTACCTTGTCCTGGGAATGTTACCACAGGATTTACTCTTGCTTTGTATAAGTCGTCTCTTTGCGCTTGGTTAGGATCAAAGGCAAGTTTAACTGCACCTCTAATCTGACCTCTTGTAAACCCAGCCGGTGAGAACCAACTGTCAGCAACTGCGTCTGTTCTAGCACAAAGTCCAGCAATGTCACCGTTTAATGGAACATATCTATATACGCCGTTGTATTTGTCGTACATGTATTTGTATCCACTATCAATAACTGCATATGAACTTGAAGCAAGACCGTCTGCAAAAGCTTTAACATTAACAGTTTGTGCAATAGGATCGCTTACGTTTACAACATCTGCTCTAGCAGGTGAAATAAATGCTACACAATCTTTTCTTGCTTCAACTATGTCAATAACTTTAGTTGCTTTGGTATCTCCAGTTGCGTCAGCACCTGTTTGTGAAGGACCAGTCATAAGTAAGTTAACATCAACAGAAGCAGCATCAGCAAATTTATCGTAACCTAATGCTAATTCAGCGTTTGTTGGTGCGTTATCGTCTGTACCACCTGTAAGACTAGAACTGAAAACTGAAATAGTTTGAGCACCAGTATTATCAAATGATTGACCTACTTTTGAACTACCTGCATTTGCTAAAGTTGTATCGTGGTCCATCCAGTAAATATATTGACTTCTATTGTATAGAGCGTCAACATAATAATTGGAATCACCTTGAGCGTCTTTAGCGTCTGAAGCTTGTGATAATCCTTCGTGTGTTTCTAATATAGTACCTGCTGTGCCTGAAATACCGCCATCTTCGTCAACAACTACAATATGTAACTCATCATTAGAACCACCTGCGTTTACAACATCATCTGTTGATGTTGGTGCAGCTGAGAAATTGAAATAGTATTCCCAAAATCTTCTAAAGTATGCGTTATCAGTAACAGCGTGTCTTAATCCGCCAGTTTCAGTTGAACCAGTTGCAGGATTAAATCTTGCAATGGTTAGAACTGCACCATCAACACTTGTTACTTTGTAGTATTGTCCTGAAGGAGCTGCATTGAAGTTACCAGAGATATCTCCAAACTCAATAATGTCGCCTGCTTGGATTTTATCTCCACCAGCGTCATCAATTGTGATAGTAGTATCACCAATTGCCGCTGAAGCGTCATTTACTAAGTTAGAAGCACCACCAGCACTTGCATATGCATTGCTATTCGTACACATAGATACTTTTAAGTTGTTACCTTGAGTTCCTGCTTCTCTTGCAAGCCATGAGCCTACTGAACCAGAACCGTCGCTATAATTGTCTAAGTAGTCAGTCGTATTTTTAACTTGTAAACCTGAACTTGAACCTGCGTTCAGATTACCAGTGACTGCTCTTACTACCCTTAAGGCATTTCCGTATTGTAAAAAGTTGGCTGCCGTAAAAAAATATTCAAAAGTGTTAGCGTCTGGTTTACCAAACGTGCTAACATACTCATCTTCGCTTGAGATTAAAGTAATCTCATCCATTGGACCTTTCTCACTAACTACAACTAAACCACCAATAGATGATGATACAGCTGGTACTACGTTAGTAAGGTCTTTTTCTGTTACGAGAACACCAGGTGAAACTAAAAAAGCCATCTTGTTTTCTCCTCTTAATTAAATTAATATATTAATTTGAGATTATTGTTAATCTCACTTCTATTTATAATACGCAAGATTTACCAACCTCTCTTGTATTTGACAGGACTCCAACTAGTCCCATATGGGTCCTTATATGTTTCTCCCTCAGGACTTTCTATTCCGTCATCTACAAATCCAAATGGCGCCATGTCTTGGTCCATTTGATTTTGTTGTTCATCTACAAGTCTTGCTCGTATATCTTGGTCTGTTAACTCTTTAAAATACATTTGGTTTGACAACCAGGCAAACATAACAAGGCAAGTTACTAAGTCGTCTGAACTACCTTCCTCTGCTTCGTATTTTTCTTTACCTTTTAATACATAAGTTGATAATTCTGAGATTATATCAAAATCTTGGATTATGTACTTATCTAATTCTATCATTGCTTTTAAATTTGAACAACCTATTTTCTTTGTCGCCTTAGTTGTACGCAATCCTAGTTGTGATTTCTTACCACTAAATCCTGTACCTGCAATTTGACCTGAACGACCTCTTTGATTAACCATAATCAGATTGTCGTATTCTAAATCAAACTGTAAAGTGTCTGCAACTTGACCACCAATATCATTTACTTCAACTAATATTTCTGCATTGTTATATGACTTTGCAATCTTATGAATTACTTGAGGAAAGAGTAAAGGTTTAATTTCATTGTTCTTATACTTTGCAACTACTTTGTAAGGTATTTGACTTGCGTCTGTAACTATAAAAGCAGAATAGTCATTGACTGTGCCTCTTGCAACATCAACTGTAACAACATATCTTCTACCTTTTTGTGGCATTTCGTGTATATCTAAACCTGCATTAGATTGAATTGGTGGGTTATGTGATAACACTCTTAACTTAGAACTATTAATTAATGTATCTACACTACCTAAGAACTCACATTCAAACTCCGTTCTAAACTGTTGTTCACTTGTGTTCTTTATTGTTTCATCTTTCCACTTCTCGTCTCTACCTGGTACCTCTGACCAATGCACTTCAATAGGTACATAACTATTTCGTTTGTGTGTTGCGTCATTCCACATTTTGTAAAACATATTCATACCATGTGGTGTAGATACAATCATTACTTTAGAACTTTTACCAGAAGATATTGTAGGATAAACTGAACTAAAAAATTGCTCTGCAATGTTATTTGGTACATAAGCAAACTCATCTAAGAATATTACATTATAAGAACCACCCCGTACGGCACTTGATGATGTAGCAGCTGCAAGTATTCTACTACCATTTTCTAATTCTAAACTACCTTTGTTCCAGTTTATAACACCTTGTTGTAACCACTTAGGTAAATTCTCATATGCAAGTTGTAAACGACCTAATAGGTCTCTTGCAATCGCAGCTTTGTTTGCAAGTATGGCAATATTTGTGTTTGCGTTAAAGATAGCATAATGTAATAGATAAGATATAATTGTTGTTGACTTACCAGTTTGTCTTGGTAGTTTACAAATACTAAAACGATTATCATGGAAAGTATCTACCATTTCTTTTTGAAAGTTATACATTTTGAATTGTTGTAGACCGTGGTCTAGTGTAACAATCTTAATGTAGTTTTCTATAAAGTAAACAGGATTCTCCTGACAAGCAAGAAACTCTCTTACTTGTTTTTTTGTAAAGCGTATCTTTTGATTAGCCGCTTTTAAATTAGGATTACCTAGGTAAGTGTCTGCCATATTCTTCTACTGTTGGGTTTAAATTTTCATACCCTTTAATACTTATATCTTTGATAAGACCTAGACCTTCGCCTACATGCAACCATGACATAAGATTAAATGTTGATGTAATCTTTTCACCTGTTGTATGATACCATCTTAAATTACCTTTTTGTATTTTAGATAACTTAACATTAAAGTCAGGTAAATTGTTTTTATTTCTAAACTCTTTCCAAAAAGGACTATCGTCTCTTTTAGTCATATAGTGATAGTGTAAAAACTCCATAACCATATCATTATTATTTGCAATAACTTCGTTATAATCTTGTTTAGTATCTTCATCATTTGTAAACATAATGTCAATAAATGTTTCAAGTAATTTTAATTGTTCAGTTGCCATCCAAATAGATGTTGCTTCAAGTGGTTCTGTAAAACCAGAAGATAAACCTACTGCAATACAATTTTTTATCCATGTTTGTTTAAATCTACCTGCGTCAAACTTTATTGTTCTTGTATATTCTATATCAGGAAACATTTCTTTTGCTTCAGCAAATGCTTCTTCGTCTGTTATATAATCACTATCAAATATATAACCTGCACCACATCTATGTTGTAAAGGTATCTTCCATACCCAACCATATTTCATTGCGATTGCTTGTGTGTAAGGTTTATCTTCAGGTGGTAAAAAGAAAGGTATTGCTCTCTTAATTGGTAAACAATCCTGATAACTTTTCCATTCTGACTTATATAACTTACCAATTAACTCTCTACGAAAACCTGTGCAATCAAAAACTAAATCACATTCTACATTATTTATTTTAGTTATATTACCATGTTCGTCTTGTTGTGTAGTTTTAATTTCATCATAGATATGTTTATCAACTTTTGTAATTTTTTTAAGATAATCTGCTAAAAGGTGTGCGTCAAAGTGTATAGAGTTATCTATATTATCTGTATCAACAACATTCTTATATGATTGTATAGACGCATAAGTATTCTCTTTCAAAGGCATTTTTCTGTGAATTAAATGTTTTAAATAATAATCATAACTATCATAACCAAATAAATTGTCTATACTAAAATGTTTATATTTATTTTGTACTGCAAAAGGATGAAAGTATTTCTCACCGTCACCATTCCAGTTTTCAAATGAGATACCTTGTTTAATTGTACCTTTACATTCTTTAAGTAATTCGTTTAAATCTACACCTAACATATTCAGAAACGCTACTAGATGTGGTGTTGAACCTTCACCTGCACCTAAGATACCAATAGGTTTACTTTCCATTAATGTAATATGATGTTGAGGAAAAGTTTTAGTTAGATATAGTGCCGTTAACCAACCAGCAGTACCACCACCCATTACTAATATTTTTTTAGCCGTTGTATCCATTGTGTCCATATTTGTATCCTGGTCCGTTAAATCTTAAATCAAAACTTAACATTATTCTTTCTTCATCTGCACCATGTGGTGTAGTACCATGTTCTAAGAAACTCGGCCACATGAATAAGTCACCTGGTTTAGGTGTATAAAATCTCATGTTACCTTTATCTATAAATTTTTGTGTCCACGAATTAGTTTGTGGTCTTGGGTCTTTGAAATATATTTGTCCTGAGTTTACAGGTGTTTGTAAGTAATATGCACCTGACATTGTATGCTCATTGTGACTATGTAATAAATGATACTCACCTTTTTTTAACATGTTTGCCCACATATTTGTAAAAGTAATTTCAGTTACATTTAAGGCAAATAGACTACGACAAAAACTTTTGATTGTTTCTTTTAAAGGAGGAAAATCTAAGTCTGTTTTACTAACCCATGCACCGTTAGGGTCTTCATTAGTGTCTTGTATCTTATCTTTATTGTTTATAAGATAATCTAATATTTCTTTGTCAACACCAATGTTAGTATTAAAGAGTGGAGTTTCCCATAATCGTTCTTCATTAATTTTTATCATTCTTATTATCTTTTATTAGTTTCTGCAATTCTGCTGTACTCCCAACAAAGAGATTATTTTCAACTTTGCTAGGTCCTTTTTTTGTTTCTTCCCCTAACTTCTTCATCTTCTCTTGTAATTGTAGTAACTTTTCAGTTACCTCTCCCACATTCTTAATTAATTGACCTGCAACTTCATATGTTCTTGGATGGTCTGTTTCTTTTGCAAGTGTTAATATACCATCTATTGCGTCTTGTCCTCGTTCTACTAGATTATATAAGTTTTCTCTACTATACTTATAATCACTAGTGATATCTTCTTTTTCATTAGGTCTAGGTACAGCAGTTGTTGTTTGAACAATCTCTTGCTTAGTTTCAGTTATATCTAATAACTCGTTTAATTTATCTTCAACTTTTTTCATATCCGCCAAACTTTATTGAGAACCTAGGTGTGTTAGGTATATTAAATGCCATACCTTTGTGTAATACATCACCTGTTAATTCTATTATTCTACCTTGTTTAAATGGTACAGTCTCTCCGTCTTTTACAATAAATTCACCTCCTATATATTCGTTAGGTAAATTATCACATGTTAACATCATAACATAAGATTTGTAATTAGGATCACCATTGTTACTATCTTTATGAAAAGAACCATTCATACCCATAAATTGCATATTAGCAAATATCTCTACTAATTCAAAGTTTGGATTTAAGTGTTCTATTGCCTTTGTTAAATCTTCAAAACATTCTTTTTGATATATGGTAACATCTTTTCTATTTTTATATCTATAGAAAGTTCTACCCATAAGTCTATGAGTGCCGTGATGACCATACGGCCAAGAATTTCTTCCTGCAATATTGTCAGCAATCCATGAAACATTTGTTGATAAGTGATAAGCTAAATCGTCAACCCATTTCTTATCAAAAACACCATCGTGTATTTTTATCTCAGTCATAATAAAAAAATTATGTATTATTCTTTATCAGTACCACTTTCAGGATCATAGTTGTCAGCATCCTGGAAGAAAGAACGTGTTTCACTAAAACCAAAATCATCATCAGCGTCAGCAGTTGTAGGATTAGGAGTAACAACATATCGTTGTTCTCTTTTCGCCGTTGCTGTGCTTGTATTTGTATATTGGTCTACTTGAACTTGTTTAATAACTTTTGTACTTGTTACAGGTCCATATAAGTACATCTTCGCTGTAAACGATAAAGTGTACATTAAAACTCGTCTGTCTGTAAAAGTTCCGTCATAACTGTCTTCGTATGTTACATCATTAAGAATAATTGGAACGTCTCTTACGATATCTAAACTTGGCATTACATTTAATGATACTGTATAGTCAGGTTGAAACATTGGTAATATTTGTTCTACAATTTGTAAAGCGTCTTCACTATTTTTTGCCATAGTAAACAATGTAAAAGAAACATTGTAAGGTACAGGCATATAAACATTAGTCATTGACTTAGTATCTGCGCCTTTTACTTTCTTAAACTTTTGAATACGATTTAGTTTTCTGCTAGGGTCATATGTAAGACCTGTTAATTCAAAACCAATTCGTGGTAAAGTAAGTGCCGTTGATTTTACATCATCAGCGCCTCTTGTACTGTCTTGGTCAATTCTAGCTAAGAACTTTTGTTTTGGTCCGTATGCAAGTGGAACTTTCATCTTTTGATTTACTTTTCCTGTACTCGCTCTACGATATATGTACAAATCATTAAACAATGTACCAAACGCTACTATCGTTTTTCTAATTAGTTCATGGTATTGTGCGTCTTTAAACATTATTTACTCCTTATAAGTCACTTGGGTCACCAAATGGATTCTTTTCTGTGAAGTCAAAGATATCATTGTTTGTATCGTTGTCATTTAATCCTGCTTCATCATCAAAAGATATATTGTCGGCGCCTGGTCTATCAGCCGCCATGTTTGTTGTGTTGCTATCTTCTAACACTATATAGTCAACAAAATTAGGGTCATCTTCCAGTATGATATTGTCGCCATCAACTTCGTCAACAATTAAGTCGCCTGTCTCTGCTAACAATGTCTCAATATTACCGTCAGTTACTTCAGCAAGTAATTTACCTGATGATGTTGTACCAATCTCTAGTGTTATTTGATTTTGTAATAAATCTAAATTCTCGTCTTCTAATTTTTCATCAATCTCAGTAATACCTGTATCAACAAGTTCCATACTGTAATCCCAAACAGATGTTTTAAGTTTGAAAATAGGTAAATCATTAATCTGATACATTGGATCTTCGTCTTCAACGAAGTCTACCTGGAAAAACTTTTTGAAGGTTGGCATGTAGATAATGTCACCTTCTCTAGGTCTGTTTATTGAAATTGTATTTGATGGTTGGTCAACTAATAACTCAAATGAACGCCTGCTAACAACGAAAGTTATTTCGTCTTTCATATCTAAACCAAACTTACCAATTAAATCACCTTGACCGGCAAAACCGTTTACATCTTCTATATACATTTCTATTTGATACGCTTCTGTGTACTTACTATCAGGTGTTTCACCTAATATTTTATCTTCCGTTACAGTTGTTCTAGGAAGATAATGTACTTCGTGCCCAAATATTTTTAACTGCTCTATGATTAAATCTTCATAAAGAGTTTTTTCTGAGTGTGTACCATGTGAGAAATATGTATTTTTCACTTATTAACCTACCATATAGTTTGGTGGTAACTCAAAACTTAACTGTATTTGTTCTTCTAGTTTGTTGATTTCTTCTTGTGCTTGAGAGTAAATTTGTTCACCATTCATTTGAACACCACCCAGCATTGCAACTCCCTGGAATTTAGATAAGTTTGTACCCCATTGTTTTTTGATTAATTGAATTAAATATTTTTTTAAGAATATGTCATCAAATAAATCTGTAAATGTAGAACCATCTAACTTACGATAGCATTCAATGATTAAGTAATCACCTGCTTTGACATCATGTGCCCAATCCATATCTATATACAATCTGTTTTTGTGTTGATTGTATCTAATTGGTCTTTCACCTGTTAAAATATGGTCTAACATATCTAAATGTCTTAATGTCATATCGTAGTGTATAATGCTTGTAGATGAAAAATCATACAAGTCATTTAATCTTAATTGATATCTGACATCAAATAAATTTAATGCCGCCTTGTCTGTAAAAGGAAATACTTGTAATACTGACATTACATTTGAAGGCATAGGTATATAATTTTTACCTTCTTTAAAACTTGATGTTACTGTGGAATCTGCTGTATCTGTGACTGTAGATAATGTTTCGTTACTTCTTGCTCTAGTAATATCGTCAGCTGTAACTTGATATTTTAAATACATTCTTTCAGAACCGTCATAATGATACTGAGCAAAGTATTGTACTGCTTCGTCTATTCTATCTTCTACTTGGTCGTCTTCTACATTGATTTCAATAACAGGTTTACCTAATGCTCTTAGGCAGTATTGTTTAAGTGTTTCTCTACTTGTTATTGGGTTATTTTGTGCCATAATACTACTATTTATGCATTATATATACCTATATGATACTGGAAAATTATTATTACTATTTCTCAGGTGTTATACCAGAAATTGTATGTGATGATATAATAAAAACTGCTCAACAGCACCAGGAACGACTAGGTGTGACAGGAAACTTGACTGAGGAAGACATAAAGAATAACCCTCAAGCAGCTCAGAAAAATTTATCACATAGAGACAGTTATATCACTTGGATAGATGATGAGTGGATATATAACGAGATACACCCTTGGATACAACAAGCAAATAAAAATGCTGGTTGGAATTTTGATTGGCATTGGTCAGAAGCATGTCAGTTTACAAAGTACAAACTAAATCAGTATTATCATTGGCATGAAGACCAAGGTGCAAAACCTAATGAACAAGGTAATATAAGAAAACTATCTTGTTCAGTACAGTTATGTCACCCAAATGAATATGAGGGTGGTGATTTACAGTTTGTTACACCACATGGCGAGTTTACTGTGGATCAGATAAAACCAAAAGGGTCTATTTGTATCTTTCCGTCTTTTGTAAAACATAGAGTTACACCTGTTACATCAGGCATTCGTCAAAGTTTAGTAATATGGAGTTTAGGACAACCTTATAGATGATATTTTACGGCAAAATAAAAGAACATAAACAAATTAGAAACAATATATTAGAACTTATAGATACAGCAGAAGCACAATCTATTAAACAATCTAATGATTATTATAATGATGATATTACAAGGTCAGATTGGGCAAATTCTGGTGATTATGAAAGACCGTGGGTAAAAAAATTACTACCTTATTTCATGCCAGAAATGTTGAAAATGACAAACTTAGCAGGTTATAAAGACTTTGAATTATTTGAGATATGGTTTCAACAGTATGCTAAAAACTCTACACACGGTTGGCATATACATGGTCGTAGTTACACAGGTGTTTACTATGTACAGTTTGACGGTACTGCAAAAACGCAAGTATGGAATAATGAAGTGATGAATTTAAACTGTGAAGAAGGAGATATAGTTATGTTTCCGTCTTTTATGATACACAGAGCACCACCTGTACAAAATGATAAAACAAAAACAATAGTATCATTCAACTTAGAATTTAAAGATATAGACGGCAGTAAACTAGAGGAGATTAGTCGTGCTTGAGATACAACCACTCTTTTCTAAACCACTTGCATATACAAAGATACATTTACATGAAAGTGATATACAAATTATTAAAGACTTAGAATATAAAAGTATTGAACCAGATGGTTTTCAATCTGTTGATGATATGATATGGGATAGATTACCAGATGTAACTAGAGATATAGAACGCCATGTAAAAGATTTTAATGATAATCTTATGCACTATCAAACACCTATCAAAATGACAAGAATGTGGAGTACAAAATTTATGCCAGGTCAACAAGGCGAAGTACATTATCATATGAATAGTACATATAGTTTTGTTCTTTACATAGACAAAGGTACAAGTTGTCAGTTTCAATCATTTGGACAAGAAGAATTATATAAACCTATCTATAATAAATATAATATATACAATATGAAAAGTTTTGATATGCCTGTTCAAAGAGGAACACTACTAATATTTAAGTCAAGTTTACCTCACAAGGTTATGAAAACAGATGTAGAAAGATATAGTGTATCAGGTAATTTTGTAATAACAGATTTAGATGAGTATAAAATAGTATGACAAACTTTATAGGCGAATATAAAATAGATGATAGTATGTGTGACGCATTAATAGAACATCACCGTAACTCAGAAAAAATTTCAGGTAAAGTAGGTTATAAATCTGTAGATAAAAGTCAAAAAGATAGTAAAGATGTTCATGTTAACATTTATACAAATAAACTTATTAAAGATTACATTAATGAAATAAGAAGTTTAGCAAGGCGTTATTGTGAAACATATGTATGGGCAAATCGTGCTTGTCCTGAATTTGATATTAGAGAAGACTTTAATATACAATATTACCCACCAGGTGGTGGTTTTAAACAATGGCACTATGAACAAAATTTTGTACCAGATGAAAGAACTGGTGCTGACTATACTAGTAAAAGACACTTAGTCTTTATGACTTATTTAAATGATGTTAAAGATGAAGGCGAAACGGAGTTTTTCTATCAAAGAAGATTTGTAGAACCAAGAAAAGGATTAACTCTCATTTGGCCAGGAGGTTGGATGCATACTCATAGGGGTATACCATCACCATCACAAGAAAAATATATTATAACAGGTTGGATATCTTATGTTTAAAACAGACCACTATCAAGTAATTAAAAATTTAATTAGTCCAGACATGGCAAATTTATGTTATCGTTATCTTTTAAATAAGAGGCGTGTATTTAAATTTCTACATGAAAACAAATTAGTATCACCATTTAATGACCATTGGGGTGCATTAACAGACCAACAAGTGGATGCTTGGGCAAACTATGATGATGTACTAATGACCACTTTACTTGTAGAAACAAAATCAAAATTAGAAAAAGAAATAGATATGAAACTTATTGAAACATACACATATACAAGATTATATGTTTATGGTAACGAATTACATAGACACAAAGATAGACCATCATGTGCTGTTTCTGCTACTATGAATTTAGGTGGTGACGCTTGGCCAATCTATGTTGATAATACAGGTGGTCAAAACAATCCTGGTATCAGAATAGATTTAGAACCAGGCGATTGTTTGATGTATAGAGGAACAGAATTAGAACATTGGAGAGAAAAGTTTTATGGCGAAAGTTGTGGTCAAGTATTCTTACATTATAATGACGCTAATGACCCACAATCAAAAGACAACGAGTTTGACGGCAGACCTATATTAGGATTACCTAATTCAGCAAGACCGTATATAAAAGGAAAAAATGAAAATAGCAGGTAGAGATATAATACACTTTGAATTTCCAATCTATGTTCAAAAAGTAGAAGAACATTATTTACAAAAAGATGACTTTTTAAAGTTAATGAAAGAAGACAAACCGTGGTGGGAAATTTTTGTACTTACACATGATAAGTACACAAAAAATGTAATGAATTATTTTGAAAGTAAATGGACTGATTATGTCAAATACTGGACAGATGATTATAAATTAGGTAAATCAGAAATACGTCATTCACATTATACATTTTTATATTTTTGGCATGATAACAAACTTACACTTACATTAAATGGTAAAGAAAAAATTATAGATGTAGTTGAGGGAACACTTATTAGTTTTCCGTCTTTAATGAGATATTCTATTAGAAATGATAAAGTTACAGGATATGATGTAACTTTTAATAATTAAGACCAACTATTAGCGTCTGCGTCCCAAACTCTTATCTGTGTTAAATCAGATGATGGATCAGTTACACTTTCGTATGTTGTGTCTTCGTAATTAGTTCTTTGTGCATTAAGATTAGTAGTGTTTATTCTCCAGTATGGATTTTCAGTACCTACAACTTTAACAGCAATATATCTTGTATTGTCTTGGTCCCATGTAATACGATATTCAAACTTTTGGTCACCCTCAGAATAATCTTTTATAGTAGGTAATGCAACTGGTGGATAATATGCACCGTCAGTTGTATTTAATACCCAATTTGCATAAGGTTTTGGTGTTGTAAAGTATCCTGTACCACTATCATCTACAAAATAACAACCAGGACCTGCAAATCTTTTTCTAAAATTGTGATTAAAAGATGTTTGTTTCCATGCAATACCTGGATAAGCACCATCTACATATGTAATAGTAGGATCTTCTGGAATATTATTAGCACACCAAGTTTCTCCATCAACTGCCATATCAGCAGATACATTGCTGTCATCTACTGTACATACTCTTAAAACTTTATTGTCTTTGTCTAACTCAGCGAAATGTGCCATTAAATATTCTCCTTAACTTGTGTATGTTCCTGGACTATTAAAACTATGAACTCTATTAGATGAAACAATTGATTGTGTTCCACCTGAACCTTTTTGTGTAGTACCTGGATATGCAATAACAACTCTACCTGAACCACCAGAACCTGCGTTTTGGTCCCAATGACCTAACCCGCCGCCTCCGCCGCCTCTATTTGTTTGACCTGATTGAGCAGCTTGTCCTCCCGGAGCACCGCCATTTCCGCCGCCACCATTACCACCTGAACCTGAACCAGGACGCCAACCACCGCCGCCTCCTGCATAAGTGATACCATCACCAGGGAATGTTGAACCGTTACCACCATTTACACCCAAACCACTTTGACCTGCACCGCCGCCGGCACCGCCGCCGCCACCACCTTGACCTACTGAACCTGGATTACCTTGACCACCAATACCTGAACCGGCAGATTGTCCTTGACGACCACCGCCACCAGAACCTCCTGGACCTCCAATACCTGGGTTTTCAGCAGCACCATATCCGCCACCAGTTGATGTTGTTGTGTGAAATGATGAGTTACTACCTGAGTTACCTCTACTTGTAAAACCTGTGTTTGGTGAACCACCGCCACCAATTGAAGCAGAATAAGAAATACCTGGTGCGTTTTCAATTGAACCTGAAATGAAACCACCTGCACCGGCACCTGAACCTTGGTTCTCTCCGCCGCCGCCGCCACCTGCAACAACTAACCATGTAAATGTATATTCGTTAGTTTTACTTTGCAAATCAGACATTGCGATTGCACCTGAAGGTATACCTGCTAATGCTCTTACAGGTGTTGAACCCATATTAATAGCAGTAGATGTAGGTGAAACACCTAATTCTTCGTTTACTTCTGATAAACCTATCTGTCCACTTGGCGTTGCCATATTATATTCTCCTTATTGTTTTTTCTTTAATTCTGTAACTTCGTCTGTTAATTCTTTAACAGCTTCAATCAATACTGATACTAGTCTGTCATATTTAACTGCTTTGATACCGTCTGGTCTTGTACCAACGATTTCTGGCATAACTTTTTCAACATCTTGTGCGATAACACCAACATCTCTTTTTCTTACAAAGTATCCGTCTTCGCCACCTTTACTCTCAATGAAACTATCTTTCCAATCAAAGAATACACCGTTGATTTTCTTAATCATTTCAAGTGGAGAAGGAATGTTGATAATGTTTTCCTTAAGCGCTATATCTGAACTGTAGAAGGCAGTAATATCGTTTGTTGCTCTTAACTCACCAGCAGTACCTGAAGCGGCAGTATTAAGACCTAAACTGTCTAACTGTACATCATTACCGTCTGTTGTGTTTGATACAACAACTGTACCTGCCTGAGTTGGTAAAGTAATCGTTATATCACCTGTTGAAGCAGGACCTACTAAAGTTACTGCATTAGTACCGTTGTCACTATCTTCAAAGAATTTAACAAAACCTGCGCCTGTAGCACCGTTCTTTGTTTCTACTCCAGTAGAAGCAGTAATTGTTGTACCTGCAATTGTAGTTGCCGTTAAGGCACCTGTATCTAATGTAGATGAACCGTTATCTATGTTACCAAAACCTGAAGTGATTGAACCTGAGTTTAATGCACCAGTAGTAACTATGTTTGAACCACCAACACTTTCAGCAGACATATACGCTGAAACAGTTTGAACAGTCGTCATTCTCATTGTACCAGCATCGTTGATTAAAATACCATCACCGTCTGCTACAGCAGTAGTACCTCTAGCAGTACCACCATCTATTAAATTAATTTCTGCCGGTGTTGCCGTAATTTGGTCTGTACTAGCAGAAGCAAAAGGTTGTAAAGTACCTGCTACATTTGCAATATTAACTGTTCTATCAGCAGTTGGGTCAACTACACCTAATGTTGTTTCAAAACTATCATTTGTTGAACCTTCAAATACAAGTGAGTAACCTGCACCTATTAACATGTTGTTAGTAGATTGAATAATACCACCAGTTATCTGACCTGTAGTTGTGATTGTAGATGAACCGTTGTTTATAGTACCAAAACCTGATGTGATTGAACCTGAGTTTAATGCACCTGTTGTCACAAGATTTGGCATTGCTGTAATTTCGTCATCCATGTAGGCAGCAAGAGTTTCAACTGTAGTCATTCTCATTGTACCGCCGTCATTGATTAGTACACCATCACCGTCTGCAATTGCTGTTGTGCCTCTAGCAGTACCACCGTCAATTAAATTTAATTCTGCCGGTGTTGCTGTGATTGCGTCTGTTGAAGCAGCAGCAAATGGTTGTAATGTACCTGCAACATTGGCGATGTTGACTGCTCTGTCAGCAGTTGGATCAACTACACCTAATGTTGTTTCAAAACTGTCGTTTGTCGCACCTTCAAATACTACAGAACCACTTAATACTGCGCCTGTTGCTGTTACTGTACTTGATGATGTGATTGCACCTGAAGCAACTGTCCCTGCTAATGTTACATTTGCACCACTAAATGTTGCAGCTGTAGTTGTACCTGATTTTATAATTAAGTTACCAGAGTTATTAGTTGCACTACCATAAGTAGTACCTGCGTCTAGGAAGAAAATATCTCCGCCATCAGCGTCTATCTTAATATCACCTGGAGCGTCTAATGTAATATCAGTTGTACCATTTAAAACAAAATCTAAGGCAGTTGTACCACCCGCTTTCAAAGTGATGTTATCACCATCAGCGTCTAAGATAATGTCTGTAGTTGCGTCAAGTGTGATTGTTGAACCACTATCTATTTCTGCAATTACGGGAGTTGTAAGTGTTTTATTTGTTAATGTTTCTGTAGCAGTTATTAAAGAAACTGTACCAGTTAAATCTGGTATAGTTACTGTTCTATCTGCTGTTGGGTCAGTAGCAACTAGTGTTGTTTCAAAACTGTCTGCTGTTGAACCTTCAAAAACGAAACCTGTTTGTAAGTTAACTGTTGAACTATCAACTGTAGTTGTAGAACCTGATACTGTTAAGTTACCTGCGATTGTTACGTTTGCACCTGACATGGTCATAGCAGTAGTTGTACCTGATTTTATAATCAAGTTACCGCCTGTGTTCGTCAATGAACCGTAAGTAGTACCAGCGTCTTTTAAGAAAACATCTCCGCCATCTGCGTCTAATATGATATCTGTAGCTGCGTCAACTGTAAAGTTGCCAGCACTATCTATTTCAGCAATAACTGGAGTAGTTAGTGTTTTATTAGTCAACGTATCTGTTGTTGCTCTTCCCACTAATGTGTCTGTTGCGTCTGGTAATGTAAGTGTTCTATCTGCTGTTGGGTCTGTAACTGCAATAGTTGTTTCAAAACTATCTGCTGTTGCACCTTCAAATACTAATGGACTTGCATTTGATAATATTGCTTGAGTACCAGTAAATGAACCAGATGATGTAATTGCACCTGAAGCAACTGTACCTGCCAATGTTACATTTGCACCACTAAATGTTGCAGCTGTTGTAGTTCCTGATTTGATAATCAAGTTACCTGAATTGTTTGTTGCACTACCATAGACAGCACCACCATCCATAAAGATTATGTCTCCGCCATCAGCGTCTATTTTAACATCGCCTGGAGCGTCTAGTGTAATATCTGTTGCACCGTTACTAACAAAGTCTAATGTTGTTGTACCGCCGTCTTTTATAGTTACGTTAGCACCATCAGCGTCTAATATAATATCTGCTGTTGCGTCTAAAGTTATACTACCACCACTATCTATCTCAGCGATAACTGGTGTAGTTAAAGTTTTGTTCGTAAGAGTTTGTGAAACATCCGTACCAACTAGTGTAGTAGTTGCATTTGGAATAGTTACTGTTCTGTCAGCTGTTGGATCTACAACTGTTAGAGTTGTTTCAAAACTGTCATCTGTTGCACCTTCAAAAGTGAAACTTGCACCTGTGAAAGAGGCGCCTGAAATATTTGGGCTCGTTAAGGTTTTGTTTGTGAGTGTTTGTGTAGCAGTTGCCGTTATTACTTCAAAACCGCCTGCTGTCGAGCCATCATGGACTCTAAGAGTATCTTTATCAGTATCTACACTTACCTCACCTACAGCACCTGTAAAACTATTATTTTGAGACGTTGATCCTCGTCTTAATTGTAATGCTGTTGGCATATTTTTCTCCTAGTTAATTCTATGCTATATTTATACTATTTATAATCTATTATGCTACACTTCCTAAATCAACTGTAACTACTTCACCTCTAGGTTCCATGTGGTCATACAAATTAGATGTAATAACCTGGAATGCGTCAACGATTGCTTCAAAAGGTGTTTCACCTCCTGCTAAATCAGCATTTCCTTGCGCCGCTGGGTGTTCAGTTAATGTTGATTGTGGGAATGATGTATCACTTGTCATTGCCACAGTACCTGATTTATTAGGTATTGTGATTGTTCTATCAGCGGTTGGGTCTGTTACTGCTAATGTAGTCTCAAAACTGTCTGCCGTTGAACCTTCAAATACAATGTTACCACCAACTGTTAAGTTAGTCACACTTGGACTTGCGTCTAAGGCGATTGAGATATCATTGTTTGAAACTGTTGTTGTAATGTTTGATCCACCAGAGAAATCTAGTGTATCAGTACCTACTGTTATTGTATCGTTAGAACCGCTATCTGCACCTACTGTTAATAGAGTAGATATAGAGGCAGTACCTATAGATGTTACAAGTCCTTTTGCGTTAGCAGTAATTACTGGTATAACAGTTGTACTACCAACTGCTGATGTATCACTATTTACTGTCGCTAATGTAACTGCACCACTTGTTGCTACTGTAGCGTCACCACTAAACATTCCATGAGATATAAGAGTACCAGTTGCGTTTGGTAATGTGATTGTTCTATCTGCTGTAGGGTCTGTTACAGTTAAAGAAGTTTCAAATGAGTTAGCAGTAGAACCTTCAAAACTGATTGCACTATCTGATAATGTTAAACCTGAAACTGTTGGACTTGTTATTGTTTTATTTGTTAATGTGTCTGTTGTTGCACGACCAACTAGTACATCACTAGAGGCACTTGGCAATGTTAATGTAATATCTGAACTTGGATTACCTGGAGTTAAAGTAGTTTCAAAACTATCTACGTTACTACCTTCAAAGACAATACTTCCTGATACAAGACCATTAAAGACAATTGTATCTGTAGCACTATCACCAAGATTAACTGTACCACCATTGAATGTTGATGTACCTGTAACTGTTAAGTTACCTGCAATTGTGGTGTTAGCACCACTCATTGTCATATTAGTTGTTGCTGAAGAACTAGATTTAATTACTAGTTGTCCACCAGAATTTGTAAATCTACCAAACTCAGTACCACCGTCTTTTAATATTATATCGCCGCCATCTGCGTCTAAATTAATATCTGTAGTAGCGTCAAGTGTAATTGTTGAACCACTATCTATCTCAGCGATAACAGGTGTTGTTAATGTTTTATTTGTAAGAGTTTGTGTTGAAGCAATACCTGCTAATGTATCACTAGCAGTAGCGGGTAATGTTAAACTAATATCAGCACTTGGATTACCTGGTACTAAAGTAGTTTCAAAACTATCAGCACTTGAACCTTCAAATACTAAACTACCTGAAATAGTACCACCAAAGGTTACTGTATCTGTAGCGGCGTCACCTAAAGTAATATTACTATCACCCTCAGTTGTACCTGTAACTGTTAAGTTACCTGCAATGGTAACATTTGCACCTGACATTGAAATAGCAGTAGTAGCACTACCACTTGATTTAATGACAAGTTGTCCTGATGAGTTACTAAATCTACCAAATTCAGTACCGTCATCTTTTAAAATAATATCTGCGCCACCAGCGTCTAATGTAATGTCTGTAGCAGCGTCTAATGTGATTGCGTTAGCAGAAAAACCGTCACCGTATTCTAAACCGTTTGCACCTGAATTTACTCTTAAAACTTGACCGGCACTTCCTATAGCGGCTAAACCTGTACCACCGTGTACGAAACCTACTGTTTCACCTGATTGGTATTCTGCTAATCCAGTAGCGTTTCCACTACTGTCAAAGACCGTCCTTATTGGTACTTTATCTGCCATAATACTATTTATATCCTTTTAGTGTTAAAATGAAAATAATGCTCTCTCTTGTGTTGTTATTCCTGCGCCATCTTCTTTAGTAAATGTATCAAAAACTCTATCAGATGAACCAGACGCTTTAAAAGTAAAAGTTTTTGCTGCTGAAGATAGACCACCTGCTTTTGTAAATAATGGTACTTTTCTTGTTACAATACCTGTAGTAGGATCTGCGTCAGGTATTGCTCTATCACCTACTGTACTATTCGCCGGTAATACTACTGTTGTTCCACTAGCAGTTAATTGTGCGCCACCTAAAAAGATTGTACTTCCTGATACATGTAATTCTGCCCATTTTAAAGAAGCAGTACCTAAAGTATATGTATCATCAGCACTAGGTACAAAGTGTGACGCTATTCTACCATTGAATGTTACTGTGTCTGAGGTAGCGTTACCAAGTATAGTATTACCTGAAGATGTTAAATTTGTAAATGAACCTGCTTGACCACCACCAGTAATATCACTTGTTAACGCAACTGTACCTGTATTGTTAGGGAAAGTTATTGTTCTATCTGCTGTTGGGTCTGTAACTGTAAGTGTTGTCTCAAAACTATTTGCTGTACTACCTTCAAATACAATGCTACCACCAACGTTTACATTAGCACTTGTTGTTAATGCTGTTACTGATGGAGAAGCGTCTAAGGCAATCGCTATATTGTTATTAGAAACTGTTGTTGTAATGTTTGCACCACCTTCATAATTAAGTGTGTCAGTTGCCAAAGAAACAGCGTCATCTGAACCACTATCAGCGGCTACAGTTAATGTTGTTACAATTGTAGCTGTTGACATGGCAGTAACAAGACCTTTTGCGTTGACTGTTATAACTGGTATTGATGTTGTACTACCAAAACTACCTGTGTTACTATTGACTGTTGCTAATGTTAATGCACCAGATGTTGCCATTGTAGCGTCACCAGATACATCAGCAGTTACAACTAAAGTACCTGTAGAGTTAGGTAAAGTAATTGTTCTATCTGCTGTAGGGTCTGTAACTGCTAAAGTTGTTTCAAAACTATCATTTGTTGAACCTTCAAAAACAAGAGGACTTGCACCTGAAAGAACTAGTCCTGTTAAGTCTGCCGTTCCAGTAAATGCACCACTTAATGTTCCTGCATTGATTGTTGGACTTGTTAAAGTTTTGTTTGTTAATGTGTCTGTAGTGTTTCTTGCAACTATAGTATCTGTAGCACTTGACGGTAATGTAAGAGTAATATCTCCACTAGGATTACCTGGTGTTAAAGTTGTTTCAAAACTGTCTGCTGTACTACCCTCAAAGACTAAACTACCTTGAATAGTACCACCAAAAGTAATAGTATCTGTAGCAGCGTCACCAATTGTTATATTGCCATCATTTTCTGTTGCACCAGTTACTACTAAATTACCTGCAATCGTAACATTGGCACCTGACATTGAGATTGCCGTTGTAGAACTTGAACCTGATTTAATTACTAACTCACCTGAACTATTAGTAAATCTACCAAACTCAGTACCGTCATCTTTTAAAATAATATCTTGTTCACCTGCGTCTAATATAATATCAGTAGCAGCGTCTAAAGTTATAGAAGCATTGGAATCTATTTCTGCAATTACAGGAGTTGTTAAAGTTTTATTTGTTAATGTATCAGTAGTTGCTTTACCTATTAATGTGTCTGTTGCATTTGGTAATGATATTGTTCTATCTGCTGTAGGGTCAACTGTAGTTAATGTTGTTTCAAAACTATCTGCTGTTGCACCTTCAAAGACTAAAGCATTCTGAACATTTATAGATGAACTGTCAACTGTAGTTGTAGTACCTTGAACTGTTAAGTTACCTGCAACTGTAGCATTACCTGCCATAGTTACATTAGCACCACTAAATGTCATAGCAGTTGTAGTACCAGATTTAATTATTAAGTTACCTGAACTATTTGTTAATGCACCAAAAGCAGCTGTATCATCTTTTAAAAATATATCTCCACCACCTGCGTCTAAAGTAATATCTTGTACTGCGTCTAATTCTATACCACCAGTACCGTCTATATGTGCTATAACTGGATTTGTAAACTGTTTGTTTGATAAAGTTTCTGAACCTGTAAGTGTAACGAAACTATCACTTTGTAATGCACTATTAAATTCTGCAACTGAACCTGTTATAGTATTGTTTGCTAAATCTATTGATTTGTTTGTAAGTGTATCAGTAGTTGCTTTACCTACAAGTGTATCACTAGCGCTTGATGGTAATGTAAGTGTAATATCAGCAGTTGGATTACCTGGTGTTAATGTAGTTTCAAAACTATCACTTGTACTACCTTCAAATACTAAACTGCCAGTAATTGTACCATTGAAAGCAATTGTATCTGTAGCTGCGTCACCAAGATTAATTGTACCACCATTGAATGTAGATGTACCTGTAACTGTTAAGTTACCTGCTAATGTGGCACTTGAACCACTAAATGTTAATGCTGTTGTAGCACTTGAACTTGATTTAATTACTAATTCACCAGATGAGTTTGTAAATCTACCAAACTCACTACCACCATCTTTTAAAATTATATCTGCACCATCAGCGTCTAATACAATATCAGTATCAGCGTCTAGTGTAATACCACCAGTTGATAAGGAAACTATTTCAGCAATCTTTGGTTGAGTTAAAGTTTTATTTGTAAATGTTTCTGTATTTGCTAAAGTAGCAAAGTCAGCACCTTGTAATGCACTATTAAATTCTGTTATTGTACCTGTTAAGGTGTTGGCGTCTAAATCTATTGTCTTGTTAGTAAGTGTTGATGTACCATCTAAAATAAAATTTCTAAGACTTTCGCCAGAGTGTAAACTTTTTGCTGTTGCTGTTGATGAAGGGAATGTATCATCATCTACTAATGCTGTGGATACCCAGTTACCTGAGGAAGTTAAATATTGTAAAATAGCACCGTCAGGTAATGATGAAGCAATAACATCTGTTAAATCACCTATAGCAGTAACACTTGTTACTGTACCGCCAGAAGCGGGTACTGTTACTGATACCTTTTGAGGACCTGCACTATTAGTTGATGTTATCTTTGCTTTAATTGCCATAATACCCCTTTATGACATAATATATTACCGTGTGACATTTGGACTCACAGTTACGGTACCTTGTATAACTCTTGTTACAACGCTATCACTTGAAGTAACTTCAATATCGTAAACATATCTTCCTTCTTCTAAAGCAGCAGTCTGAGTAGGAGTTAAAGAAAGTGTTATTTGTCCTGCTGACCTATCAGCAGAGAACGCTATTGAAAATGTAGCTGACGCTGAACTTGATGAGTAAGACTTTCGTATTTGACCTGCAGCTGTGTAATCAGTCAGGTTAAATACTGTGTCGTCATCATTGAAAAGCGTTATTGTACTTGAAAAGTTTGCACCTTGTTCAATTAGTAGATTAGTAATAGCTGCCATAATTTCTCCTTATGGGACTATTTATAATTACTTATCTTTCTTTTCAGTTTCTTTTTTTGGTCTTTGGTCTTCAGGTAACACCTCAGTTGGAATAACTTTAGTATAGTATGCCAATAGGACATCTATTTTTTCTATTTCAACTTGATGTTGGATTTTTTGTGCTCTAAGATTATTATATTGTTCAGCATGTATCTTACCTTTTACTGTAAGGTGTTCCATATCTAAATTAATATCTTTAGGTTGTTCTTTTGCTTTCTCAGCCATGATTTATTCTCCGTTAGTTATTATTTAATTTTCGCTTGCAATTCTTTAATCGCTTGCAATAGTAAAGCAGTCAATCTGTCATACTTGATTGCCTTGATACCATCTTTTCTAGTACCTACAATCTCAGGTAAAACTGCCTCAACTTCTTGTGCAATTAAACCTACATCATGTTTTCTCATAAAGTATCCGTCTTCGCCGCCTTTACTTTCTATATAGTCATCTTTCCAATCAAAGAAAACTCCTCTTATTTTATCTACCATATCTAAGGCAGATGGTATTTCTACAATATTTTCCTTCAATGATACATCTGAACTATAAAAGGCAGTTATATCATTTGTTGCTCTCAACTCTCCAGCAGTACCAGAGGCAGCAGTATTCAATCCTAAACTATCTAGTTGAACATCATTACCATCAGTTGTATTAGAAACAACAACTGTACCTGCTTGAGTTGGTAATGTAATATCAATATCACCTGTTGAAGCAGGACCTAAAAGTGTTACAGCGTTAGTACCGTTATCACTATCTTCAAAGAACTTAACAAAACCGGCACCAGTAGCACCATTTTTTGTTTCTAGTCCAGTAGAAGCAGTAATTGTTGTTGCACTTAATGTACCTGCAGCTGCAACATTAGCACCACTAAATGTTAATGCTGTTGTAGTACCTGATTTGATAATCAAGTTACCTGAAGTGTTTGTTGCACTACCAAAAGTTGTTCCATCATCTTTAAAGAACACATCACCGCCATCAGCGTCTAATACAATATCAGTTGTAGCGTTAAGTGTTATAGTTGAACCTGAAGTAGCTTCAACGATTACTGGAGTTGTAAGTGTTTTATTTGTTAATGTTTCAGTTGCTGTAGTCAAAGAAACTGTACCAGTTAAATCTGGTAATGTAATTGTTCTATCAGCAGTAGCGTCTGTTACTGCTAAAGTTGTTTCAAAACTGTTTGCTGTTGAACCTTCAAATACAATTGATCCTGATTGAACACCTATTGCTGTAATATCAGAAAAATTACCTGTTGTTAAAACAGTACCAGAAACATTTGGAAAGTTTATTGTTCTATCTGCTGTTGGGTCAACAACACTTACAGTTGTTTCAAAACTGTCTGCTGTACTACCTTCAAATACAAATGAACCTCTTTGGTCAGTTGCACCTGTAAATATAGGTGTTGTAAGAACTGGTGATGTTAAAGTTTTATTTGTTAAAGTTTCTGTTGCACTCGTTAATGATACTGTACCTGTTAAATCTGGTAAAGTAATTGTTCTATCTGCTGTTGGGTCAGTTGCTGTTAATGTTGTTTCAAAACTATCAGCACTTGAACCTTCAAATATAAATCCAGTCTGTAAATTAACAGTAGATGAATCCACAGTTGTTGTAGTACCTGATACTGTTAAGTTACCTGCAACAGTAACATTGGCACCATTTAATGATAATGCTGTTGTAGCACTTGAACTTGATTTAATTAATAATTGACCTGCATTGTTTGTTAATCTACCAAATTCAGTACCGTCATCTTTTAAAATAATATCTCCGCCACCAGCGTCTATATTAACATCTGCTGAAGCGTCTAATGTAAATGTACCGGCAGTAATTGTATCTATTGCTGGACTAGTAAATAAATTAGCAATAGTCATTTCTTTCAATGCACTAGCATCAGCGTCTCTAATAACTATACTGTCACCAGTTGCTGGAGCGGCACCTAAATCTGTTTGTGTTGCAATAAAAGCTGCTGAGAAAGGAGTTACTTCACCTTCTAACTCGTTCATCGCCGCTACAAGGTTACTTGCACTAATAGATGAATTTAAAGCAGATATATCACCAAAGTCTGTTGCTGATAGAGTATTAAAAGTTGTTCTTAATTGTTCTATCGTTGCGTCTGCTGCTACTTGTCTTGCTGCCATATTATTTTACCAGTTTTAATAAAAGTCCTTTTATTTCAGACATTTCTTGTTTTAAATTATTTATATCTCTTACCGCATTTCTTAAATCGTTACTAGATTTTCTTGCTTCTCTAATACGATTTACATGTATTTGATAAGCATTCTTATCAGTATTTATTATACCATTAGAACTTGTATCTCTTACAATATGTTGATGACCTTCTACTTTTAAATATGCCATATTATACTGCTAACGCAATCGCTCTCATATCTGTTATACGAGGAGGATATGCTGGGTTAGTTCCTTTCATAACTATTTTAATTTTGAATGTTGCAAACTCATTAATACCTTCTTCACTAAACTCAAAGTCAGAAAAATCTTCTTTGAAGTTTGCATTGTACGGTGATTGACTTCTACCTTCAGCACTTACTGCTGTATTAGATTGTGTCATTTGTACATAAGGTATATCTTTCATTTGTCTATCATCACCTTCAAACTTAACTTTTCTAAAAACTTCAATTGAAGATGTTGGGAAAACACTAGCAGCTATTCTAATATCTAATGCTGTTGCTGGGTTTTCTAAAGAAATTTCTTTTGTAATATATTTAGCAGCCGCATTACCACCAGTTGGGTCTGTTTCTGCAACAAATCCTGTTCTATTACTAGAAGTTGGATTATCTAATCTGTTATGTGTACAGAAAATATTTGTTCTTGCTAAGTCAATCACAGGAGATACATTAGCATTTGCCGTTTGTAATACAATATCATAGAATAAAGATTTTGTACCTGATAAGTGAGTTGTTTCGTTTATAGAACTTGCAACTGCTCTAGCACTTGTAAAGTAAAAGTTTTCATTTGGTACAATATTTGTAAATGCACTATCAGTTGAATATGACGCTTCTGTGCCATCTATTGATGTTGTTGAAGTAGTTTTAATTTTATGTTCAGTAGTAGTATCTGGAAAATTCATCATACCAATTTTAGGCATAATACTTTCAAATGCTCTATCTTGTGTTGCAACTATAGATGAACCACCAACACTACCAGTTGATGTTGCTGTATCACCAGTTAGTGTAATTGTATAACTATCCTCAGTTACATTACCTACATCATGCGTACCATTAATAACACTACCTTGAATACCATTATAGTCAGTTGAACCACCAAGACCAGAGATTGTAACCTTACTTGGTTTATTATCATTCATGCCATGATGTCTATGATTAATTTTAATTATCGCTGGGTTATCACCAAATGTTGTACCTGAACCGGAAGTAGCATTTGTTTCAATAGCATTGTTATCAAGTGTCTTAGTTTCAATATCATCATTTGTTAGTGACAATGTACCGTTTGTAGTTGTATCAAATGCAGCTTTGTATAAAGTAATTTTTAAATCTTCCATTTGGTCTTCTGTCCACAGTTTTGCATTTTGAGAACGGAATAAAGAACCAAATAAAGGTTGTTGTGTTACTCGTCTTGTACCACCAACATCTGTATCACCTAATCTACTTACCCATGCTTTATATTTTTGACTGTTAGGTTTTAATATGATTGCATATTCTTTACCACCTTGTAAATATACAGGAGATGGGAATGTTACAACTGTTGCTGTTGAAGCAGTTGCACTTGTAAGAACTTCACTTGATTGAAGCGTAACCTCTGAGAAAGGAAGTATTCTTTGACCAGGTCTACTATTAATAGTTTCTACTAGATAAACTTTAATTGGAACTGTATCATCTTTTTCTTCAAAGTATATATCAACTTTAGATAAGAATACACCACTTGCTTCATCAACACTAAACGTTTGTGCTAATGGGTCTGGATTATTTTGAATTTGTTGTGTTGTTTGTGATACTGAAAAACTATCTGTTGTTCTTCTTGTATCTTGTTCAGTTACAGTTTGTCTACCAATAATTGGTACTCTAGTTGACTGTACTGTTTCTTGTGTAGTTGTTTGTAAACCACGAGCAGTATATGTACCTTGAGCAAAAGTATCTACATCATCATCTGTAGAACTATTTGAAGATGAACTTGTTAATCTGAATATTCTATCACCTGTTCTAAATCTTTCACTTGCTGTATTTGGTATTGTAAATGTTCCTTCAATTGTACCTGTTGTACCAGTAACTAAGTTACCACCTAATACACCACCAGATGGTGTTACATGTGTTGATACATTTACATTATCAAAGAAAGGATAAACTCTTGTGTTTGGTTTTAATCTTGTACCTGAGAATGAAATTGTTTGAGAACGAATAAAAGGTATGAACGCAACATCAACAATTCTTTCACCAAAAGATTGTCTTACAACATTTGAACCTGAAATTTCTCTAGTAATACCTGTTCTACTTCTTGTTGTAATATCTCCGCCTATTGTACTAGTAGTTGTATGAATTGTATCGCCCATTCTTCTACTTGAAGAACCTGAAGACGACCAACGACCAGACCAGTTAGTTTGCCAGTTATTCCAAACTGTACCTAAATTGTTATTTGTTCCTGCAAGACTAGTCATTGTATCAAATAAGTTATTATCGTTTACAATTAAATCAGGTCTTCTAGTTGTATCGTACCATTCATCAACATCTGGTGTTAATGCAACATCACCTTGATATTGAAATACTAAGAATGGATTACAGTTAACTGATTTAGTTGCATAAGGATTTTCAGTTAACTTAGAATGAGTATATGGTAAAGTTATTAAGTCACCTGTTTTTTGATAACCAGCAGTTGTTCTTTCTGCGCCTGTATCATTTGCGGCTAACTCAATAAGTTTTACAACGTTTGTATTATGTTCTGGTCTTAACTCACCTTCTGACATATCAACTGAACATCTATATTCACTTGATAAAGTATCACCAACATTATGACCTTTGAAACTATCTACTACAATACCATTTTTAAATCTATCTAAACCTGTAGCTGCGTCTTGTATTTGTGTATTAACTGCTTGTTGTTCTAGTAGAGATAACTGAGTATAGTATTCTATATTTTTAATTCTTTGTTCTAACTTACCAATGTCTCTCATTGTATATCTTCTATTATCAACTACTGTTACTGCTACATCATCTGTAGAGAAAGTGTATGGTGGTAAAGTTAGATAATATAAAGGCATTGCGTCATCAATTGTTTCTGCTCTTTGAGGATCAATTGCTGGAGTACCTTTTGCTTGTTTAAATAGACCGTCTTTAGTTACAAAGATACCATCTATTCTACTTAAATAAAATTCAAAGTCTAATGTTGCGTCTGAACTAGGTTTTGGCATATCAACTGTTGAAGCACCGCCTCCAGTATAATTTTTTGCACCAATACTATCTACATTACCATAACCTACAACTTCACTATTGTCCGCTACTCTAGGTCTAAAGTCTAATGCGTCTCTTAATTCTATTCTACCTTTTGTTGGACTTTCAAAAAAAGGAATGTTTTCATAATCTACAACACCAGAATAACTATCTACTGAGAAGTAGTTACCTGTACCGTGTGTAAAGTATTGGAAAGTAATTAACAATCTACCAGTTGGTAATTGAGCACCGTCATTTCTTACTATTCTAGCAATATCATAGAAACTATCTCTTTGACCTGTATCTAATGTAAATCTATCTGTAATATCAGTATGACTTGTTGTTGCTGCCGTACTAAAGTCAGGCGACATATAAACACTTGTTAAAGCATATGCGTCTGCTTTACCTAAACTGATTGTTTTTTCTTCAGCTAATGCTTGTGTAGAAACTGTTTGTGTTTGGTCTGAAATTAATGTTTTTGTTTTTTCACCTGCAACTGATTTAGTTATTGTTGTAATTAATTTAACTTTAGCAGTTGCATAGTTAGCACCTAAATCTATTTGTACTTGACGACCTGATGGACTACCAGTTAATGTGAATATGGCGTCACCTTCATGGTTGTTGCCTGATAAACTCACTATATCACCTATAGCACCTGCACTTGCACCGGCAGTCATTATTGATAATGTGTAATCTGCTTCTGAGTGTGCGTCAAATGTTTCGTTTGCACCGGCAGAGAATGTAGCAACACCAGATGATGATAAAGTTTCAACAAATTGTCTTCTAACTTTATGACTTGTATCTGTGATACCTGCATTGTCTGTAGTCTTTAATGTTTTGATAACATTCTCAGGTAATTTATATACTAGAGAAGTAGTATTAATGTTTTGTAATTTTGTTCTTCTTCTTTGTGTTGACGCTGATGTTACAGCAACTGTTACATTTGCTGTTAATGTTATTGTTTTATCATCTGCAATAGCACCAACAAATCCACTTTGTTGATTACCATTGTTATCTTCAAACACAATGTTGTCGCCAACTTTTAAGTCTGAATTAAATTCTGTGTTGTTACCTTTTATTACATTTGAGTTTGCGTCTATATTAATTAGTCCGCCTATAGTTATATTACTTTCATCTCTTTCATTTGCAGCTGTAGTTGTTAATACTGTATCAGCAGTAAAGTTTGGCGAACCAGTCATACCAACTGACTTAACTTGTGCAAAATCAAATTCTGTTACACCTTGTCTTTCTGGTGTGTTTGATACTATTACGCCACTATTTGAACTTTCGTCTGTTATAGTTTCACCAGTTGCGAAAGAACCTGATACATTACTTAATACAACTGTTGTAAATACAGATTGTTCTAAAATTAAATCATCACCATCTGTTTCATCAACAAGGTTAAATCCGTCCTCAGTTATAAACTGGTCAGGATCCGTTGATGTGTTAGATGATATTGCCTCTACAACACCAGTTGCACCTGAAGTACCACCAGTTAGAGTTTCACCTGTATCAAATTCAACTGAACTTGTAACACCAACATGTGTAAACATATCAACATTAAATAAACCTAATTTATAAATTGAAGATGTGTTTGTTAATGTTGCACCAGCAGTACCTGATTTGTATTCAAAGTATCTAGGTTTTGCTCTACCAATTTGTTCTACATCAACATTAGTTGTAGATAGATTTGTACCTCTGACAGCATTTATATTTTTATATAATTGTAATTCTTTAAACGCTTCTGTTTCACCTGATACTGTTCCTATATCTGGCGTACCATGTACATTTGTTACTTCAACAAAATTACCTATTGCTAATCTTGTAGTAGAGTTTTGTATTGTATCAAAGTCTCTTGCTTTTTCTATTGTAACAAATTTTTGTCCTGTTGTTTCTATTTCATAACCTTGAACATATGCTTTACCAGGAGATAAACCAATTGCTAATCTAGCTTCTGAGTTAGCTGAACTTAATCCATTATATAAACTTGAACCATCAGCAGAATATATACCACGATTTGATCCGTCATTTTTGTGTTCTCTTATATCTATGTCAAATGATTTAGTAACATAATCACCACTTTCATCTGCCGTTCTTCTTGCTAATGTTTCTTCTAGTATATTGTAATCTGTTCTTTGTACAATTGTTTCAACATTACCTGATCCTGTTCTTAGTAACTCTACAAAGTTTTCATCATCTGTTTCAGTTATAAGTTTTTTAACTAACGTTAATGATGTTTTAAATCTGTGAGCACCAGGAGCATTTACGTTAGATGAACCGGCTGCGTTATCATTTAATGAACTATCGTCTGACGGTGTAACAAAACTTTCTGTTACATTGAAACCAACTCTATATGTTGGTGTGTTTGAATACGGGTCTAGTATTAAAGTCTGTTCAGTATTTGCAACAAAGAAACCATTAATAAAATATACACCTGCTTGAACATTTACTGAACTAGCAAAACCAGTTGCGTTACTATCTGTTGGTAATGAAGTACCTGAAGTACCTACAACTGCCGTTGAAGATGTGCTATTGTATGTAAATGTTAAAGTTTCTCCCTCAGTAAATCTTTTAGTTGCATTGTCTGTACCTGAGGCAGTATATAAAACATAGATTGTTGCAGCTGCTGTTGATGTTGCTTCAGTTGTGTTTACAACTGTTGCTGTAATACCTGAAGTAGAACCTGTTACAATTAAATCTTGTAAGTTAGAAACTGTTGAAGTAGAATGACTTGCTAATTTAACATATTCGTATTTTGTGTTAAGTGCTATCTCGCCTGGTATTACCATACTACCATCTTTGAACATATGTTCACCAAATCTTTCAATTTGGTTTTGTAAGATAGTTTGTAGTTGTGTTAACTCTCTTGCTTGAACTGCAAAAGCAGGACGAAATAATATTCTATGAAAATTCTTTGCCTCTGAAAAGTCATCAAAGTAAGGAGAGACGTTAAAGTTTGTTGCCATTTAAATCTCCTAAAACTCTACTATTAACTTTACATTCTCCGTTTGGTCTGAAGCACGACTAATAGGTTTTCTGTTTTCTATGTACAGAATATCACCTGTATCTGCCGTTAGTTCAGGAGTAACATCATGTGAACTTGGCGTACCTGTTGCACTTGAAGTACCGCCTGTTACTGTATTCGTTCCAGAGAAAGCCGTTACATTTTGGTTTGTATCAATACCTTGGTTTGCAAATTGTGGTTGTATGTATCTTAAAACTTTTGTTGTAGAATTATAATCAACAACATAACCTACAGCACCTGTACTTGCTTGTGTAATCTTTTCATCTGCTTGAAAAGTACCTGGTGTGCCAGAGAAAGTAATTGATTTAGTTGCGTCTAGTGTTGAAGCAGTTGCTGTTGCACCTGTTGTACTATCAGTTGGGTTTCTTAATAGAGCAATTCTTCTAAAATCATTTGAAGTATTGAACTCGCCACTTTCATCTGTTGAAAAGTCAACATTCATCATTACAAAGAATCCACCTAACTCAGCGATAACATCTGTTGCATGTCCGCCTGGAGGTGAGATTATGAAATCTATATCTGCGCCTGATACATTACCAAAGTCACTTGCCTTAACACTTGCGAAAGTATAACCAGACCCAGCAGTTGTGATTGTTACACTTGTTACTGAATTTGATCCTACAACTATTGTACATTTACCACTTGAACCATCACCACGAATATCAACATTAGTATATGTACCATTAGTACCTGATGACCCACCTGCCGTTACTTTAGCATTTTCTATTGCACCAGCAGTAGTTGAGTAGTCTGTACTTTCAGTTGAACAATGAATAAAATCTGTTGACATGAAGTTTGCTTGTTCAGAAGCAGTTAATGTGTACATGTATTTCCATTTGTAACTGTCTCCAGTTGAGAACACACTAGTTGTTTTATTACCAGTTGGTTCTACTGTTGAAGCACTATCACCATTATTGTCTATACACTTATATACATCAAAGGTACTATTCATTACATAGAAAGTTGCGTCATGTAAAGTTGTTGCACCTGAATTAGCAGCAATTGCTGAACCAGCGGAGTTTATTTCTCCATAATCATGTCTGTAATAGTCGTAAGTTGTACCAGTTGTCCAGTTTCTTCTTGGTATTACTGCTGATACATTTGAACTTGTAATCTTTTTTGCACTCATTAAATCATCATAAACATAGTAATCTACACTACCTACACTATCAACTGGTGTTGGTGGTGATGTATCTGTACCATCATTGAATGCTTGGTCATTGGCAAACGCTTGTGGTCTACCTATTGCAAGATAATATGTGTCTGCGCTCTCGTCAAAACTCTCTTTGAACTGATTAGCGTTTTGTATTCTGAAATCTTTTGTTATTATTGCTGGCATTTTTTCTCCGTCATAAACTATTTATACGCTCAGTTTAACCAAGCGAGGTTTTTATTTGAGCAGGTATAGTAAAGTTAGTTTTAAGACCTGTACTGAAATCATCTATTCTATTTGCCTCACCATCAAATGATGTATTACCTGTTCCTGTTAATTTAATACTATTTATAGTGGCAATTGTGATACCGCTATCCATATCTCGTAGACCTAATTCTTGTTTCATATCTCCACCGTCTTCTAATATTAATCCGTCATTTCCATGTGTAGATGAACCATCAGTACCATTTAATAACATTCTATCTGGTGTATGGTCAAATGCACCTGAGACTAAATTGCCTATAGTTTTCATACGAGGACCTGCATATACTAGACCTTGTTTAATATCTGTAGACCTAAACTGTTGTTGAGTTTGTTGATTTGTTTTAAGTGTAATCTCCTGATTAAGTGTAACGTCTCTTGTAGTACCAAATGAAGCACTACCCTCTATACCTAATTGAGGTGTACTTCTTACACTTGTACCATCAGTTGGCGTACCAAGTCTTCTACCAATCTTCTCACTAAAGATAACAGATAGTATTTCAACAACTTCATCTGTTTCAGTAAGACCGGATATTCTAGTATATCCAGTTTTCATCTTAGCATTCAATTGTGTTTTGATTGCAACTTCCCCTTGGAAATAAAAACCGGCAGGGTGTATGGCAGATTTAAGATAATCTCTCCATTCAGTAATACTTTCTCCAACTTTAATAATGTATGAATAATCTTGGTAGTATAAACTGTCTTGTACTTTCTTTGTACTTTCTGATAACTGTCCATCAACACCTGTATTACTACCATCTGTTTCTATGGCAGTACCTACTGTGGCAGTCATACTTGCTTTTGTATCTTGTGGATTATAGTTTCTTACTCTTGCCGTTTCACCTGATGTAGAACCTGTGATTGTAACTTTGTCATCAAAAGTACCTGTAGTTTCTTTTAGTGTAAGAATGTTTGTAGCTGCGTCAAAAGTTTCAAAAGTACCTGACGCTGTTTCTTGGTCGTCTCTTTGTATTTTACCACCTGCATTTGTAGATGAACCATCTGTGCCATTCAACACAATATAATCTGTATTATCTTTTAATACATATTCGTTATATACAATTCTGTCGTTATCTGTTTCGTCTCGTAAGAAATCTGGACTTGCACTTTCTGGTACGGCGCCTGATACAAATTCTTCTAATGCAAATTGTTCGCCATCTTCCGTAACTAAGTCACCTCTTTCAAAATCTTCTAATCTAATTACTGCTTGTCTAAAGTCTTCTAGTAATATTGGGAAATCTATTTGTTCATATGCCTCTAACGCCATATAATCCTCAGACGAAGCTGTGATTGTTTCACCAGAAGTGAAGTTACTTGATAGCGTATCTATTTGTATGTGAAGTTTTGGCGATACTTCAGGTGCTGTCTCATATCTAAATCCATGGTCAATAACTTTAGCAGATAATGCTTTACCTATACTTGAAGATACAGGATATACAAGAGCATTTGAACCACCAGTTGAAGTTACTGATACTGTAGGTAATGATAGATAACCACCACCTTTATTTGATAATCTAATTTTTGTTATATCATTTGAAGAACTGTTTGTCGCTGCTTCCATAACAAGTTGAAAACCTGTACCTTGTTCTAATAAAAGAATACCGTCATCATGTGTATCACCTTCTAAAGTAAAACCACCATTGACAACTGCAACTGTACCTGCAAGACCATCACCACTTGTAGGATTTGTAACTGATAATGCGTCACCTACTGCGTAACCTGAACCACCATTTTCTATTTGTACACTATCAATAACACCATATGTAACTTGTTCTATTTGTGCAATGGCACCTGTACCACCTTTTTCTTTTGTAAAGTTTATGTTTTCACCTACAGAGTAATATTGACCACCACTATTTACTGATACATCATCTAATATACTTTCAACATTACATTCTATAGTAACATCACTATCTGTATTATCTGTACCAAAAAATATTGATTTAGTATTTTGTATTAATCTATCACCTGCATTTGTAGATGAACTATCTGTACCATCTAAAATTATATTATCATTTTCATCAGCAGCTGTATCTAAAACTAATCCGTCACCTCCACTACTTGAAAATGAACCAGATGTACTATCTTTATTTAAAACAAATGTAGCAACATCATGCGAAACACCATTTAACGATATCGTAGATATTGTTGCCTTCTCAACAACTGAACTGGCAATATCTACTGTATCATTACCTACTATATCTGCTTGTGTAATTGTTTTACCTACTAGATTGTTCATGTTACCATCAGACGGTGCTGATAGTGTTGCTTTAATTATTTGTTCAGTATCAAAGTTACCGTCTGATACTCTCATCATATCTACTGTAGGGTAATATAATTCTGGAGTTTCATTAAACAAGGCACGGAAAAATATTTCATTTGCCGCTTTTGTACCTTTTGCTTTGTATAATGATATAATATTTTTTGTTAGTTGTCTTTTATCTAAACCATTTGTAAGTGTGTTTGGTAAAGTTTGTAAAAATGTATTTCTAAATTGTTTAAAGAAATCATCTATAGTATCGTTAACGTCTGCATACTCTAACAGTTGTGTTAAGTGTGCGTTAGGGTTTGGTCTGTACCTTGATATAACACCTTGAGCACCAGATGTACTACCTGTTAAAGTTTCACCTGTTACGAATAAACTATTTTCTGTAACATATAATTTTAATGCGTCTGTATCTTCAGCAAGTATAGTTGCCGTTTGACCTGAAGTGGCACCTGTAATAGTTTCACCTTTTGTAAACTCACCTATACTCTCTTGTTCACTAAGAATATAATCACCTTCGTCTTTACCAAATTCGTTAGTTGCATTTAAGGCAACAAACCCACCAGTTGCAGCTTCTAATAATATTTGGTCAGAGGCACTAACACTTGATAAAGTGATTTGTGCTGAGTCCATAAAAACATAATACTGTTTTACGAACTCTACTAATAGTGGATGATTTGCCTGTATATGGGCAGGTAACTGCCGTGAAACTAAGTTACTTATTTTTTTGTCAAATTTTGCCATTTACTAACTCGCATAGTTTGTCGCTGTTGTGTATCCTATACCTGATGTAGTATCGTAGTCATCAGCAGTTACAACCACAGTAGCATTTGTTTCATCTATTTGTATAACTTGATTACGAACTGGAACTACATCAACTGAATTAGGTACTACTGTTAGTCTAATGGTAGTAGAAGTGGCACCGTCAACATTACCAACCTCAGAAATATGTAAACTATTTAAAGTTATTTTTCCTGTTGTATAGTTTATTGTACCTTGTGTATTGTTTGTGTAAACATTAACACCACCTGCGACATAATACAATCTTATATTACCTTGTCCGTCATCATTTAAAAAATAATCATTTGTAGTATCACCAGATACTTTAAACGAAGAAGAAGATAATATACCACCCATGTCTGAATTGTGACCAGAGTGTGGATTATATAATGCGTTATTAAAACTAATTGTATATGTTGTTGAACTTGATACTGTAGCAGTAAATGCTTTGTGTAATTTAAGTGTTGTGATGTTTGATAAAATACTATCGTCTGCTTTGTTTACTGTTTCAATAAATTTAGAATGTCTGAATACTTGGTCAAACTCTTGTAAGTTATCTGTATTAAAATTTGTTATTGCTGTTTGTACTAATGACTTAATACTTTCAGCTGTGTTAGTAGTTGACTTAGCGTCATACCTTACAGTTACAGTTGGTTGTATAAATGTTGTTTCTGGATTCTCAATTACAGGTGTGATACTTGCAACATTAAAATTTTTTAGTTGAGTTATAATATCTGACTTAGTTGCTTCTGTAAGTGTAGCACCAGCAACAGGATTGATAGAGATATATACTCTACCATAAACGGGTGTTTCATTATCTTCACCACCCCATACTTGAACTGATTTAGCATTTGAATAAATTGATTTAACTTTACTTTCATAGTCTTTCGCCGTTACTGCCCTATTTTGTGTGGCATATTGTTTTGGTGCGTTGAAACGAATACTTGCCGGACTTTCCGGGTCTGCACCGTTAACGCTGTTTGTGTTTACAGTTAAACTGACATCAGTAAAACCACCTACATTACCAGATAATGCAAATGAACTAGCACCATTACTATCTGAACCATTAGTAACTATGTATGTGAGTGAAACAATATTACCTGTTGATAATGCTTTACCTAAAACACCATCACCAAATATAACTTCATACTGTTCGTCTTCAGCACCTTCTAAAAAATAAACTGTTGATGTACTTGATACATCTACTAAGTCTGTTGACAATACATATGTTGTTGTAGTAGTATCAGATGAACTGTTTTGAACTTTAACTAATAAAGTTGTTGTATCTGCCATATCATTCTTAATTAAGAAACGCTGATTGGCGTCTGCTGTGTTAACTGTATATTTGTTTGTAACTAAAGTACCTTCATATAAATTTAAATTCTTAAATGTATAAACACCATCAACTGGTGTAGTTGTAGTATCTTCTTTTACAATATAATTGTAAGACACGCCATCAACTGTAGATGTAAATGTTGTACCTTGAGCGGCAGTTAAAGTTGCACCAGTAGCATTATTGACAACTAAGTCAACATCAGCATAAGGTGCTGTTGCACTTCTTGGTGTGTAACCTACATGTTTAGCATGTGAGACAATACTGTTTCTCATATCAGCACTATCTAAAAACATTTCATTGGCAAGAACATTGGCATAAACGCCGTTGTAGTGTGTGTTGTATGCTAGAACATCTAACAATGAACTGATTGTAGAACCTTCAAAGTCATAATCAGTAAATTGGTCTTGTTGTCTTAAAAATTTTTTAAGATTAGTTTTGATTGTATCAAAATCTAAATCTGTTACTTCTAGTTTTTTGTTCGTTGCCATTATCTACTTCTTTCTAGTAGTGTAGTTAACTCTACCAACTCGCCTGGTATGTTCACTACATAAAAACTTATTGTTACATTGTAAGCGTTTTGTGCCAGATTAGGAATAGCATTAACAGATACTAGTCTTGCTCTTGGTTCAAAGTTTACAATTGTTTCTTCTATTACTCTTGTTAAACTATTTGCTGTGATAGGGTTCATTGGTTCAAATAATACTGCTGTAACATTTGATCCTATCTCAGGATGAAAAGGTCTCTCAAAATGATTAGTTAATATAAGATTTCTGACAGATTGTTTCACTGCCTCTATGTCTTTCTTAACTATTATATCTTTAGTATTATCATTTCTCTCAAAAGATAATGCTAAATCCTTATATAATCTAACACTTCTACTTGAAGCATTAGTAGTTTGAGCGTCTCTATAACCTGATTGTGTAATAGCCATACGACTATTTATAAAGATTATCCAGCGTTTACGTTAGAACTTCCACCTGTTGCGTTATTTGGTACCCAACTACCATGACCACCTGTTGCGTCACCACTCCTGTGAATACCTTTACCGTTTACAAATACAGTAGTTGACCCACCTGTAGCAGGGTCTCCACAAGAAGTGGCGTCTTTACCTTTACGAATAGTGGCAGCGCCATTAGTATTAACATTAGGTGACCCACCTGTGTATGCTGTTTTGTGAAAAGGGTTAGGAGTAGGACTGGCATGCCCAGCATGACTATCTAAACCTGAACGTATAACTGGTTGACCCATTTATTTACCTTGTCCTTTGTATGCTTTGAAATCTCGTTTCTTAGCTTTGTTCATAGTAGAGAAAGATACACCTTTTCGTTTACCTTGACTAGTCTTCTTAGGTGTTGAAACATGAGGTACAAATGATTTTGCTAATTTTGCCATTATCTACTACCTGCTTCTTTAGCCGCTTTAAGTGCCGCCTTTTCTCTTTCAATTATTTCCGCTTGCCTAATTTTTCTACCTAAAGGTAATTTCTGTACTAGACTTTCTTCTTTACCTTTTTTACTTAACCAGTAAACGTTAACTGTATCGCCGTCTTCTTTTCTATTTGCACTTGACTGATAAGACTTCACGGCTTTCTTATAAGACATTGCTTCTATTATTTTATCTTCTTTTCCATTATTAAAGGTAAACTCCCTCATTCTTGGCATAATTTATTCCTTTGGAGTACACTCCTCACATCTACAATGTTTACAAACTTCATACTCACTACCCTCATTGGTCTTCATTAAGGGTGTTCCACAATGAGAAGGATGACCACAGTTGTCGCAATTCATGTTAACTCCTTTTTTTAGTTGATTTCTTTTTAGTTGATTTCTTTTTCTTCTTAGGTTTGACTTCCATGTCTTTCGTCAATACTAACGGTTTAGGTTTCCATAGACTATCTGTCATAGTCCATAATTTAGTTAAAAATCCCATAATATTCTCCTTTCAAAAAGAACAAATAGTGAACAAAACTGAGACATTCTGTCGCACCTTGAAATAAAGTCAAAATAATGCTTGACTTTAAAGTATTTATGTGATAGGATATATCTATATTTAAAACGAAAGGTTATATTATGAACAAAATCCAACTAATCAAGGCTGGCATCCAACAACTGTCTTTAACTGAACTGAATGAACTTTCTAGTTTTATTAGTGATGTTAAAGTTATGAATGCTAAATCTTCTCTATCTGTAGGACAAAAAGTGTTTGTTGTACAAAAGACTAAAAAAACTCCTGGTGTAATTACTAAGATTAATCAATCTAGGTGTGTAGTAAATATGCTTGGTAGAAGTTATAGAGTACCAATGTCAATGTTGGAGGCGGCATAATGATAATTAAGATAGGTGATAAAGTTGAAATCTCCAAGAGAGGTATCAATAGAGACGGAATTATTACAGACATTTCTATAGGACTTACTACGTCAGACCCTGCTGGTGAGTTAGGTATCAAACTAAAAGAGTACGATACTGATATGGGTTACTTAGGTTCTATAGGTTATAAAGATGTAACGTTTGGTGAAAGTGAAGGCGAATATTGGGCGTACTTTGACCAAGTTATAACACCAACGAAAGGAGTTGTTGCTGATATGTGACAAGTATAAGACCTAACGGTTTTTATCCTGTGGGGCGTTGTACAGACGTATAGGTGAAAGCTCAAGTATCTTTGAAATAAAAGTGAGAGTGAGTAATCTGTCTAGCACTATGGGACAGGCAACATAGAACATTTTAAATGTTCGTACAAAATTAAAAAAGGACATCCAAGTACCTTTGAAACAAAAGTGAGGATGTCCTTTTTTTTATTTTAATCTATTCAACTACGGCAGGTGTTTCTGTCGCTGGCATTTCAATTGTAACTTTTGGTAAAGGTACATTATCTACTAAACTAGCGGCGTCTTCGCCATAGTGGTGACCAAGAGTAAACGCTACTATTACTATAATAACGTATATTAATTTCCTAATCATTTAATTTTCCTTTTATATTATGCTTTGTATCTCTGCCATAAGTTAGCAGCGATCCAAGCAATTAGACCCCATTTAATTATTGTAAGGGGTGCCATGATACCTGTAAAAAGAACTACAGCTAATAAAATTAGACCATAATCTTTCCAAGCAGATATATCTTTTATCCATTTTGACATTAGATTTCTCCTTTGTTTTTATGTTATTACTATTTAGAATACAAACTTTGTTCCAAATGAGTAGTGTTGTAAATCAGTACCAGTATCTAAATCGTCTTGTTGCATTTCTGCATAGACACTTAGACTTTCTGTCATGTTATGGTTTACACCATAAGTCATGTAAGTACCAGTACCTTCTTTATCTCCGTATCCAACTGTTAATGCTTTCCAACCTACTGTTGCTTCCATACCAACTAAGTCAGTAGCAGCGTCATAGATTGAATAAGTTGAAGCGACTGTAAAGTCACCTACAGTTGTGGATGCACCTGCAGCCCAATATGAGATATCGTTAACTCTATCGTCAGCGTAACCACCAGATAAGTTAATGTCTTTTATTGAATGAGAAATATTCCATTCATAAACATCAACACCATTTTTGCCGTTACTTCCATCAACCATTGCCATTGCACTAACTGTACCATTGCTTAGTTTGATTGTATTAGATGACCTATCTGCATATTTAAATACAGCATTGTTACCATATACTTGAAAGTTATCTGTTTGAGATACTGAAGCATGAGCTTGTCTACCTACAGTAATTGCAACACCATTATTTTCTAAACCAACATATGCTAGTCTGGAATCAAATGTGTCTGAACCACTATCGTCAACGTCTAGTCCAACTTCCAATTTTGCAATTGCTGAAATAGAACTACCTTCAATACTAGGTTCTGAAAAATCAATACCTAATTTTGATCCGTTGTTTTCAAGTTTGTCGTATGCAACACCAGAGGCGTTTTCATCATGCGAAAACTTGTAGTTAAAAGTACCATACGGTTTAATCTCAGCAGCGTTTGCTGTGTAAGCAAGCAAAACGATACCAACTACCGTAGCAGTAATTAATCTTAACATGTATTCTCCTTTTTTGAATTATAGATTATAAAAATTATAATCAATCCCTGAATGGGATTTAATATGTACCTCGTAAATTTTTCATGGTGTATTATTTATAACTTTCATCATATTGAGCCGCATATATTTCATCAACTTGTTCTTGTGTTTTTAAAACATATGCACCTATATGTGTATAACCATTTAACTTTGCCCATATAATTCTACGACCACCTGCCTGCCATTTACGATATATTTCATTGAGTTTTCGTACCATTACAGGATGTTTCATACCGTTTTCTGCCATGTCATCAAATAATTTTTTATAATTAATGCCTTGACTATCTGCGAAACTTGTCCAACTGCCTTGTACTTTGTCCCATTTAAAAGTTACATCTTTTAAATCTAATATTTGATACAAGTCTGGGTGAGTAATTTCTTTTGCGTGTAATATTTTTTTAGTCATTAAAACAAAATGCGATATGATTATACTCCTCGCTTGAGAGTTTAGGTTTATATTGTTCGTGTACTCTATCGTACAAAGTATTTAGTTCAGTCATATAACTTACATAAGTGTCCTTATTGACTAAACTATTATAGACAATACATTTACCTTGTTGTCGTAACCAACGATTGTCTAACATCACTTGACCATCTGCGTCATATACATCAACAATCACTACATCATAGTTATGTACTTCATGTATATAATCATGGACATCACCTTGTATAATACGAAGGCGTTTTGACTTTGGTAAATTAAATTCTTTGTGTGCAATTTCTATAACTTCTGGATTTATTTCAACTGTATCTATGTGTACATCTGGAAACTTATTGTATATTTCTGTATGTAAATTACCTGCACCAAGACCTAGTAAACAAACATGTTGTATATTCTCTACATGATTAAACACTTTCATTATTTCTTTCATATACAATAAAGATATTTGTCCAGACGCATTAACACGACCTTGTATAAACTCATCATTAAAGAGCATAGACTTATAGTCTTTTGTTTTTCTTACTTCAATCATAATAGTTAAAGTTAATGATATATCTATAATCTGTATTCGTTGATGTACATGCTCTATGTTCTAAACTAGAATTAAAGATTACCATTTTGTTTTCTTCCGCTTGAATAAATTTATGTATGTTCATTTTAAATTCTGTACCACCATCACAAGTATTTAAATATAATATTGCCGTCTTGCAATTAAAAGTTCTATCAACATGCCATTCTGATTTATTAAAGAACACAGATGGAAATAAATTAGAGCGTACTTCAACAACTGCCTTTGCATTAAGTTTGTTCAGTATTGGTACTATGTAGTCAGAATAATAATTACTGTTAATAGAATTATTATTATAGAAAGAATGAGTAAAGTAACCTAAGTTATCTTTCTTATCTGCTACCATAGATTGAATATGATACCAAGGAAATTCTTCCTTTGTAATTAATGTTTTTAATTTATCAAACTCATCTTGTGGTAAAAAATTATTGACTTCAATCATTTTAAATATTCCTCATTCGCTGTATAATTAAAAACTTTTTCCCATTGTGTTTGATTTTCTACATGGTAACAATCTATGTGTGTGTACCCTTTTGATTTAGCATACCATACTCGTTGATGACCTACAGATACAGAGTATGCGTTCCAAGATATAATGATAGGGTGTGTCATACCATGTTTATCTAAACTTTCAAATAACTTTGATAGATTGTGTTTTTGTTTATCGTTTGGGTTGTGATAATCTGTTTTGTTGCCGAGCATACTCAGATTGTAGACCTTGTGGTATTCAGGAAACTCTATATGTTTGGCCGAGAGGAGTTTCATAGGTGGTTAAGGTTGGGGGTCTGAAAGAGCAGCATGCTATATATAAGAGTTTTGTCCATATTCTGTTCAATATGTGTAAATAAATTTTCTATACTATATCTAGTTGTGGTAAATTTAAATCTCTTGTCAACGGCACATTTCTCATTCTGTTCATTGGTAGTCCGTGTGCAATAACTTTGTGAATGAATGTAACAATTGTTAATCGTTCTTCTTTTGTGTTTGTATCAAACTCTTTAACGCCATGCCATAAACGACTATCAAAACCTATCTGACGATTATACTTATTGGCAAAGAAACAATCTTCAATGAAACCTTTATTGTGTTCTTCAAGGTAAGGTTGTTGTTCCTCTTTACTGATTTCTCCACGATAATAACTTTGTTTTATATCTGTATGTTTTACTTGTGTATTAATATTTTTTGGCATGTATATTGCCGTACCTGATTTAGGGTCTGCGTTTGGTGTCAGATAGAGTATCGTTGTGTGAACATCTGGAAAGTCAGAATGTATCCAACCATTTGTGTATTCACTTGAAATACGCTGAAAGAAACTACTTGCTTCAAAACGAATATCTTGTGAGTTCATTTCATCATTTGTCCAAAAGACATTTAAATATTTCTTAATCATGTTTGCCCAAAACTCTTTGTCTAATACATGTAACGCTTGTGACCTCATACCCGGCCAGTTACCACTCTCATGTTTGTGCCATTCTATTTTATCAGACTTTGCCATTTTGACCACTTCGTCTGGGTTGTCACAAAAATTATCTATTACGTTTGTTGGAAAATGTATCATGTTAAATTTATATTACCGGCTGCGGTAATCCTTTCTTGTGTACTTGTTGTTGGATAAACATAATGCGTTACCCAACTAGGGAAGAGTATTAAGTCACCTCTCTCTGGTTCAACTCTATATAGTGTTTTATTAAATGCTTGTTTTTCTCCGTAAGAGAAGTATAACACACCACTCTCACCTAAACCTTTTGGTTGGTCAAGTATTAAATTATAAGAGATATCGCCACTATGTTTGTGATGAGGTTGATACTCGCCACGCTTTTGAACATTGACCCATAAACTTTCAATCTCATAAGAGCGATCCACATTTGCCTCTTTCAAATAGACATCAATAAATTCTTTCAGTCTCGTCTCTATAGGTAAACGCCAACGAAGAGCGACAAAGTCTTCAGGTCTCTCGTCATCAAATTCACCGAGAACTCTACGATTTTTTGGATTCCGTTTCCGTTCAATCTCCGAAATATCTTGGATAGATTGGACGATATTTTCTGGACACTTAAATTTCAATATCAAAGGTCCAAAGTATGGACTAAACGCTTCTATCATAATCTAAAAATTTTCTAGTTTGATTTATCTTCTAATTCTTTTACTCTTGCTTTTAACTTTTCTATTTCTTCCATAATTTCTTTAATGCTCATTGTATTCTCCATTGTTGTGTTATTATTCTCTGTTTCACACTCACCACAACAATCTGGTGTGCCACAGTATTCGTGCTCACTCATACCTACTATTTAGTTGAATGTATAGACCACGATTAGTCTTCGCCCATTTCTAGGTAACTGTGCATAGTGATAAACATTGTTAAACAATA